GTCAGCGGCTGACATCATTTCTATCTTACCTACCCAGCTACCTTGAGATATATATCTTACATCTGGAGATTTGTGATAGAATGTAACTACAGGGTTCCATACTTCAATATCATAATCATCTTCCATCATATGGAAATGCCAGAACTCACGGTCAGCAATTAACTTATCACGGAAAGCTCTTTCTTCTAATTCATCCATACGGAATCTTTCCTCATCTATAAGGTATTGTTTAGAAGCCCACTTCTCTGCTAAGATTTCATAGTCTTTTGTATAGAAGTCCTGGATCTCTGGTAAACGCTTTAAAGCCTCCGGTGAAGTTTGTTGTTTAAATGCTTCTTGTGTTTTAGGGTCATCTAATGACATACCCATCTCAATCATCTGAGCTACAAGTTTACCTTCAGCATATTTTACAAGTACGTCTTCTATTTCTGATCTTTTGCGTTCTAGTATTTCATTATATGTAAACTCATCAACAGCTCTGAAAGTAATACGCTTGTTTCTTTTTGCAAATTCTGAAACCAGGGTGTTTACCACATTAGGAATAATAGGATAAAACTTCAGTTCTAATGCATCAAATTCATCATCTGACGCTAACTGTTGTACTATATCCTTCATTTCATTTTCTTCTTCACTGATATAGTCTGTTTTATCTATGATACCTTGAGCAAGTTTATAGTTCTTCATTAAACGTCTAGCGTTTCTACGGATTTGTTTTAAACCATTCCACTCAAGCCAGTCCATATTCCAGGCTGTCCACTGATCATCTTTTTCTGCTAGAGGTAAAAACTGGAGAGGTTGTGATACCGCCCACAACCTATTATGTTCTGCTTTTGCACCTTTCTTAAGATCTAACGCATTTAATATTTTCATTTCCTTCCAATATGTTTAAAGGGTGATCTTCCTTTTTTACTACTCATCATAGATTGTTTAGACTTACCTAAATTACGGAACGCACCTCTATTTAATTTATATAAATTTTCTGAATTTTGCAAGTTATTGTCTATTTCATTTTCCACTCTTATAGGCCTATTTGTATTAGATTCTCTAATTTTTACAAAAGCAATAAGAGCTGCTAATGATACTAAACGGTCAACGTTGACTCCTGGCCTATAGGCTTCCATTTCAACTAAAGCCATTTTATCAGGAACTCTTCTGATACCATAATGCTTTTTAGCTATAGTACCATCATCTTCTATATCTTCATCTACAACTTCTTTTAACCACTCTATTAAGTAGCTTAGAAGATGTGTTTTAAATAATGTACCGGTGTTTTTCCAACCGTATTCTTGATACACAGTTTTATTAGCCTGGGCTTCTTTTAAGAAAAGCATTTGATTTTTAGGAACTAAATACTGTTGCTTACGTTCTTTGATCATATACATTATGAATAGAGATATGTTATTCTCTACCAATGTCCATGCATTATACCATTGTATGATTAAACGCAGTCTTTTGTGCGTTTCATTAATATCATCAAATCTACCACACCATGCTGCAACAATTTTATCTCCTTCTACAAAGTTTTCTATATCACCTTGTTCAGTAGTTCTTTGCACTTGAGTAGCTGTCTTATACACATAGATAGAACATAATGATTCTGATGTTGTTGTTTTACCTTCAGAAACGGGGTCAATAGAAGCTATGTATTGCCCAAATGGAGGATCTTTATCTGGACGCTCCCATACTACAAGGGATCCTGTTTTATCTTCTTCATTAAGTTTAATAGGGAATGTAGATATAGGAGGCTTATTAGTTTTTCTCACAGTAATAGTACCATCAGCTTTTTCATCTAAGTCAATCAGCTCATAAGGATAATACTTCTCTTCTATTTGCCTTTTCTGATCTTCAACAAGATTCAAAGGAAATACAGACTCATCTCTAAACGCTAAAGCTTCTTTAATGTTTCTTGGATGTTGTGAAATACGCAACTGGTACAACTCAGGTCTTAGTTCTTTTTTCCATTGCGCAAACTTTACATCTAATGCAACCAATGCTTCTTCAACTAAAGAGTTACCATTGTTATCTATATAAGGAGGCATTCCCCATTGTTCTGGAATAAATAAAGCAGACCGTCCTTGTAATCCTGTTTCATCTATTAGATCAGTTTCTACAGCATATATACCATTTTCATCAGGATATAGTGTAAAGTTCTTTAAAGGGTCACAGTCCTTCAGATCACCCACAGAACCGGCTGCTATAAACATTCCTGTAGTTATATCACCAGATTGCATGGCAGGACGTAAGTACTCAAAGGTTTGATCCATAGTTGGTGCAATACCAGCCTCTTCATAAAAGAATAAAGTACATGGACCCCCTACACCTTTTGTGGCTGACTGTTCAAAAGACATACCTTGCATCATACCTTTTAAACCTACTTCTCTTTTTCTACCATTCTGTGTTACTTCAATCTTCTGTTGCCATGTTAAAACTTTACCAGGGTTCATTGGTCTATACCATGCAGTAGAAGAGTTTAGGAAAGTTTTATATTCATCTAAGAATTTCCAGGATCCTTGTAAGTTAATATAATCTTTTAATGATGCACCTATTTTTAAGATAACCCCTTCATCAAACCATATACGGTTTATAAACTTACCCATGTGGAAATAAGAAGATGCTATCTGACGTTTCTTTAGTATAGCACTATGCTTATAATTTAGCTCTGCTAGTTCTTCATAAAGTGCAATGTGGAGCTGTACATCCCATACTTGAGGAAAATCAAACTTCTTTTTTATCTTATCATAGATAGGTAAAAAGTTTACCCAGAAATAATAATCTCTAGGTAAGTACCAAATATTGGTACCTTTTTTAAAGATGACACCATTAATAGACTTTTCTTTTTCATGATTCCAATATGCTACAAAGTCTTTACTTCTAAAAGGAGCTAAGCAATAAACATCTCCTTGCTCTCTAAACTTTCTAGCTTGTTCATTAAATATCTTAGATGTTTCATCTAAGTTGTATTTACCAGGTTCTCTAAATGTAGACTTAACAAAAGTTCTGAAATCATCTAGACTTGTAAACTCCGTCTCCGTCCATTCTCCGTTATCCCATGTAGGTATCTTCTTATAAAAGTCTAGTAGTTCCATCCTTACATCTGATCATATCCTAGTTGCTGTCCACCTCTTACGTGAGTTTGCTGTTCAGCTTCTAAGTCTTTAGCAATACCTTTATATGATTGTCTTATTGCATCAAATTCTTTTGCAATACGCAGTAAGGAGTTTATGTTACCATCTCTACCTGCTGTTACAGCTGTGGTACTCATATACTCTGTAAGATTATCTAGCATAGTTGTTATACCATTATAAGCCCTTACTGTTGGTGTCTCATACATCTTAGTTGCTTTTTCTAAAGCTTCTATGATTTCATCTTCTTCTAATGAAAAGTCTATACTCAGATCCTCAATCACTGTTTCTTCTCTAATTTCCATAGGAAGATTAAAATAAGGATTCTCTTGACTAGGACACGCCATATAGAAGATGTATCCGTAGATTTTTAAATAGTCATCCGGAAACTTTTCTTCTATAACATTTAACCATTTAATTGTCTTACAATGAACGGTTGGTATGACTCTATTGTTTTCTATATCTAATAACTTAATCATATAGTTCAGGGTGTGTTTTAAGATACTTAATAATACTATTAACTTCTTTTTTCATGTAAGGTACTTCATAAGGAACTACCTCTTTTACTAACGGATCTCCTGCGGCATCAGTTGCTATAATTGGGTACCCATTCTTATCCTCTCCTTCTTTCTCAAAAACAATATGGTGTATCTCTAGTTTACCTGGTTTTAATGTATGATTATGCTTAAGAATAATATACATGTAGATAGATAGCTGCAAAGCATAATGCATAAGATTACAGTCATCAACATGCGCAAGAGGAGGATTCATTTTGCTTACCTTACCTTCCCAGTTTTTAAAACCTTCTGTTTTAATCTCCTTATTAGTTTTATAGTCATAGACGTTAACTACGTTACCTACTATTTCTATTCTATCTGCTTGGCCACAAAGACCTGCAGATTTTAAATAAACTAAATGCTCAGGATATATTCCAGCAACTAAGTTTTGATCCGGAGATAACTTTACACCATCTTGCTCTATAGGTCTAAATATCTGTAAGTTAACACCATTACGCTGTAATGTATCACAAGCTATTAATTCTTTTTCACGTTGATCATGATACCAGCTTCCTAATTTTATAGCACGGTCAGTTTCACTTTCCCAAGCCTCAATTATTTCTTCTGGTGTCATACCATACCACTTAGACTTTTTGTTTTTGGATGATTTTAAAGCAGTTGCTTCTTTATCAAATTTTGGTTTAAACAGACCTACCGCACTAGTTACACTAAGCCATTTTTTACTTGGATCATCAACAGATTCATATTTGTGAGTATCAGCTTTGAATTGTAATTCCATAATTATTCTTCTTCTTTGTTAAATCTTTCTTCTAACTCATCTTCTTGTTCTTCAGTTAAAAGAGCTATCCATTTTTCATCAGGACAAGCTGAAGATAAAGATCTTGTTTTAAACTTAAGACTACATCCACAAAGATTACAACACGGTCCTGTTTTAGGTACAGCACATTTATTTCCTTTATGTTCACAGTCATTACAAACTGCTAATCTTTGTCCTGCAATATCTTCTACATATTCATCATAAATAAGAGCGTTCTTCATTCCTTCAAAGATTTTTTTACGCTCTTTCCAAATAGCTATTATTTTATTTGCCATATTTTCTTTTTAAAAAATCTTGCCTACGTTGCTTTTCTTCATTAAGCAACTCTTGTAATTCTAATACCTGCTTTAATTTAAGCTCTACTTCTTTTTTAATAGCCATTTGATTAAAGGTATCTGTTTTTAAAACACTCAAATGTTTCTCATACTTTTTAATCAAGTAAGGTATCTTCTGCTTCTTAACACTAAAGCTACCTATATTCTCTACTTGTATATTATGACAAGTAAATCCGCTAAGAGCTTTTCTTAAAGAGGCGTAATAAAAAGATACCACATCCTCAACCATCTGACTATCTAAACCAAGATCATCAGCTGTAGGTATTATATAATGTTTACTGTTCTTGGGTAACATGGAATATTTTAAAGTCCAGGACAATGTTTCCTTGCGTTTGAATCTTTAGGTCATCATGTAATCCTATCTTCTTTTTATTAGTTCCGTCTTTGTAGATCAGATTCATTTTACGTTCTGCTTTAGTTAAGAAGTTTCTAACTGTTTGTGCAGTTTTAAATATCTTCTCTTCTACAGCTAGATTGCAAAATTCAGCTAATTCTGATTCTACAAAAGCACCCAATAAAGTAAGACAATCCAGCTCATTATTTGAGAGCCGGATGTCATTCATAAAACAGTAAGTGATCAGCTGATATTTAATAATATCACGCTGACCCATTCTTACTTTTTTCTGTACTAAATTTGCTTTAGCCATATTTGTTGGTTTATAGACTTAATAACATGTCTATTAACTCTGGTTGCGGGAAACAATCCATTTTATCTTTTCTAACATTAGTATGAGTTAATAAACCTTTTACTTTTCCTTCATAAGCATCTTGATTAAACTCAAAAGCTTTAATTGGACCGTGGTCTTTTATCCACTGTATTAGTCCTTTTCTTATATCTATATTATCTCTACTTGCAATATAGAGGATAAGTTTACCTAAAGCTTTTATCTGTTCATCTGAATATTTATGCCAGTAAGCTCTGTTTTTGAAGGGTTCATCTAATTTTATTACTTGTTCAATAGCTGCTTTAGTTCCTGTATAAGTTCTATGATCTCCTGTCAAATATCCAAAAGAACATATTTCAATACCTACAGAATGTCTATTCATGTAATAAGATTCAGTAGCTCCTAAATGCCATCCTTGACATCCTTCAGGAAAAGCTTGTAAAACTTTACCGTCATAATCATTATTGTTATTTCTAACATCCTGGCCACCTAGAACAAACTCTGTTGCTACTCTACCTCTAGAATCTCTACCCCAATGATCTATACATCTATATGGATTAGAGCCTCCTGCCGTGTGGTGCAAGAACAGATAATCATTTAAGATCTTGTGTTCTGCTTCTATATACTCTCCTTTAGGTAAGAAGTATCTTTCAATAGATAAACCTTCTTCAGTCATAAATGAAGAACCTTTAATATCTGTATCTAGTATGCCCATAGCTTCTAAAGTCTTAGGCCCTACTATACCGTCAGCTACTAGATTATTTAAACTCTGCCATCTTATTACTGCAGCAGTAGTTTTAGGTCCCCAGATTCCATCTACAGTAGCATTAACTGCTTGTTGAATCTGCTTAACCATTGCGCTATCTTTTGATCCTTCCCTATACATCAGCTTCTTGTTTTAATGTTCTTTTCTTCTTTTTAGGTGCTTCTTCTTCTTGCTCCATAGAAGCAAAGATTTGTCCAGCTCTAGCCATAGCCATGTATCTACGGGTCTTATGTTCTTCAACATCTGCAGCCCATTTCTCATACTCTGCTTGTACCTTTAGAAAAGTAATTTCTGCTTTGTAATTGGCAATCATGTTCTTACGCATGGCCTCTAATTGCTCAGGTGTGTACTGAGTCTCTTGATCAAGAACTTGATCTTCTGTGTTGTTGGTTTTTTGTGACATAATAAAACTTATTTAGTTATACTTATTACAAATATAACCAAATAAGTTTAAATGTCAAATGTTTACTAAGGAACTTATTTTTTGTTAAGTTCTGTAGTTAGTTCATGGATAGCTTTAATAATACGCATTTCCATAGCGTTCATTTCTGACTTAAGATCGGTAACTGCAGTTTCATTTTTTTCTTTATTAGTTTCAACTACAACTTTTAACTTACTTATCCTTTCTTGAGCTATATCAATTGCATCTTCCATTGTTTCAATTTTAAGTTCTTGTAATTCTACTTTACCCTTAAGCTTAAACCAAACACCTAATGCACCAGCCACACCAGAAAGTATTGCCATTAAAAGTGATAAAGAAATTTGTAATCCTGAAGCATCCATTTTATAATTTTTTAACTAGTAAAACTTACTGGTGATTGATATGTTGTTTGTACTAATATTCCTACTCTATCAGTTGAAATCTGTATAGTAGTTCCGGAATCATTTCTAAGTCTGAAGTAAAATCCTCCAGTAACAAAAGGATCTGTTAAAGAGTTTGTATATGTCTCAAATACAAATTGATTACCTGATACGTCTGGATCTCTTGCCACTTTAATTTCACTACCAATTAGTGTATCATCTTGCATACGTATTAAACCTAAACCACATACAGCAATTTGATTTGAAGTTACTATTCCAAAGTTTACACGTATAGTGTGATGTAATCTTAAATCTCTATAGGGCTTACCTAAATCTTTAGGAATCATTATATGATCAGCAATAGATACTGCTGGGTTAGCTAAATTAAATTCACTTCCTACAGTTACTGCAATTGTTCCTGTCCCTGAAGCAGTAATACCATCTAATACAGCTGCGTTTGAAAAAACAGTACAGATTCTTATTCTACCATCTGCACCGCTTCCTAAAGCATGAGGTGTTAGCCTAGGTGTTAAAGCTCTAAGAGCTGCAAAGTGAGTAGTAACCCAATTATTAGCTGTAGTAAATTCATCCGTATCATAAGGCTCTGAATAGTTTACACCATCTATAACAACATTCAGTACATCCCCAAATGTTCCACTTACAATAGTAACAGTAAAAGAATGATGCAATAAATACTCATCATAACTTGTTGTACCATCAGGGTCTTTATCTGCTTCTGTAAAGAAAGTAAAACCGTTAGCAGATTCACCGTTAGTTAAAGTTACAGTAGCTACTGGAGTAGCACCCCATTGAGAAGATGCATGATTGTATAAATCCACTCCTACACCTAAACCACCACCAGCAGGATATACGTAACCTGTATCATCTTTATAATAAGTTTTTTGAACTGCTTTGTCAAAGAATGTAGTGTTATTAGGCACAGCACTCCAGTCAGCTGAACTATCTGTTACGCCACTATACTTATCTCCAGCAGCAGGTAAATATCCTAAATTTAATGCTGTATATGCCATGGTTATTTATTCATTAGTGTTTCACACAAAGTTTTATAAGCATCAAATGTTGCTTTTTCTTCAGCACTCAAATCAGCATAGTTTACAATAACTTGAGCTTCTTCTGCTGTCTCAGAATCTACAAATTGAACAATTGTTCTTACTGGAACAAACTCATCAATGTTATACTGAGTTACTGATTGTTTTAATTCTTTTGCCATTTTATCCTATTAATATATTTCCAAAGTTATCTTCTGTATTTGACTGAGCATTAGATAACAAGTTTAGTAATTGTGTCATCCCTCTACCGGTAAAGCCTGTTACATAAGGGCTAGTAGTTGGTGCGTCTACTCCATAAGCTGAAGCGTTAGCTACTTCTGCATAACAGTCTACTATTTCATCATTATTTTCTATACCGGTAAATCCGTGTCCAGTTGGATCATTGTAAGTAGAAATACCACTAGATTTAACTATTCTTCCTCTAGAAAAGAAAGCGGATAAAGAGGTACTTCTAGCAGTACAGTTGTATGTTTTTGAATTACTTCCTGTTGTCATTCCATATAAAGCTGTTGAGCTTCCTACGCAATTTTCTGCATAGTTTAAAGTACTAATTCCAGCATTTGCGCTTGAATATCCTGAGCAGTTATATAACTCTGATGCTGTACCTGTACTTATTCCAAGTTGAACTGTACTTCTACCTGTTGAATTAAAAAGTTTTGTTGTACCCACTAAGATACCAAAATTGGCTGTACTGTATCCTGTAATATTGTAAGCTTCACCGGTATTTACATAAATACCATAGCTACCGTCACTTCTAAAATAGCTATTAGATAGTTTACCTAAATCTAATCTAGAGAATAAATTATCTGCATGAACATGCACATTATCTGCAATTGAAGTTGCTCCATTAACTAAAAAAGCATTTGGAGATCCTGCAGTTGTACCTATTTGTCTATAGTAACCACCTGATAGTTTACCTGCTTGTACAATACAAGTATTACTTCCGTCTTCTGCTATTACAGTTACTCCTTGCAGTGTAATTTGGCTAGAACTATTAGATACTTTTAAACATACTCCAAGAACAGCTGTAGGAGCAGAACTTCCTGTTCTTTTTAGTGTACCATTAAATATAGTTACTCTAGCACCTACTCCTCCATCAGAAAGAGTATCATTTATATCTGCCGTAGCATACTCATAAGTATGACCATTAAGATTAATGTTTACTCCGCTTTTCATAAACACAGACACAGAATTAGTTTCTGTATAGTTTGTAAAAAGCTGTATTGTTTCACCTACAGTTGCAGCAGCTATAGCAGCACCTAAACTTGAATAGTAGGTATAAGCACCTGTAGCATCTGCAATACCAAAAACACCTGTACGTCCACCACTACCTCCAGTGTCAGCTATTGTGGCAAAAGGATTTGCAGCTGAAGGAGAGTTAGCATTTCTGATACCATCCCATTCATTACCTGTAAGTATTCTTTTGATTTCAGTACTCATAGTTTAAGCTGTTAATGCTGTTAGATAATAAACAGATGATCCAGATCCTGCAGTTATAGTAAATCCTCCAAGTTTTTTACCCGGTTCTGCTGTAAATTTAAATTCTACTCCTGAATCAATAGTTGCTGTAGTTGCTCCATTATCAAATGTGATTGCATCTGGTCCTATGTTTGCAATAGATGCAGAATAAAATAGATTATCTGCAATAGAACTGTTTGTACCTGTTTCTTTATTTACTATTGGAGTTTGTGTACCTGATGGTAAGATTACTTTAGTAAGATACTCTAATGGTGCTGATGGTGTACCTGGTGTATTAGATCCTGCTGCGTAGTAGATAGGAGCCTCCCAAGTTCCTGTATCAGGATTGTATATTCTTACTTCTTGCCAGGTATCTCCATTTGCATCTACAACTATTTTAGCTTCATAGTCTTGAGCAGTTCCTGTAAGAGCAATTAGTGCGTCAATTGCATCTTTAATATTTTTTAGTTGAGTTAAGCTTTTAAACTCATAACTCCAGTTGCTACCTTTGTCTCCTTGTTTAGGATTACCGTTACCAAGTGCCATATAAAAAAAATTTAAACAAACCTACTTAGAATTTCCCTAAGTAATTCTACTAATAATATAATAAATTTAGTTTACTCTGGCAACTTTTTAAAATAAAAAAAAGGGAAAGATTAATAATCTCCCCCTCTTTTCATGTTTAACCTAAGAAGTAATCAAGAACTCAAATATAATAAACTTTTTTTATAAATCATCAAAATCACCGTCAGAATTATCTAATTCTTCATTAGGATCTATACCCATATAGTTTTCATACGCTTTAGTAATCTCCCTATTTACTTCTTCTAGTATGTATGAAAAAAGCCTCATGGTTTCAGGAGCTATCTCCATATCTAACTCTTCTAAGATATTCCAAACTATATTGCTTGATTCAAATACAATCAAGTCTCTAATATCAGGCGCGTTTTCATCGTCAGTTACTAGAAATATACTTACGATACCCGTCCCTTTTAAAGGATGCTTTATCAACGAGGTCATTGAATTAAACCCAGGATCTGTAGTAATGGAGAGGCCAGGATACTTATCTTCAATAATTCTAGGTGCAATAAAAGCGTCATTACAAAAAAACACATCATAAATAACAGGAAAAAGAGGTAGCTTAATTTGCTGATGAAAGATCTTACCATGACTATTGTTTTCCATACGTTTGGTTTTAAGAAACAAATATAGTTAAAATCTCATTACTTTACGTGATGTTCCATCTATATAATACTCAATAACCAATCCTTTGTAGTCATTACCTACTGTTCTCCCTAATAGATCTGTAGTTAGTCGGATAGATGAATGCCCGGAGACTGCTCTAAATAAATTAATAGGTTCAAACTCTTCAGACTTGCCGTCATAGTCTACCTGAACTAGCTTATAGTAACTTGAGTTAGGAACTATAGTTAAGTCTTGTATTTGATATGTTATTTCTTCTGTACTGTTTCCTGCCCCAGGTGTCTGATTAATCAGCTCCCAATCATAGCCATCTATAGATCTATATACTAGAAAGTGGCTACTATTACTTTCAGATGCCGTGACCCACTTTAAATTAACCCCCTTATCAAAAAGACCCCCCTCAAAATATAACAGCTCTACCGGTAGTACTGTAGGAGATGACATGTCTAAAAATTCTATGTGAGCATACTTTCCATTACGGCTACCTGAACCTGTTGTGATCAAATCAAACGTAACTTGGTTAGCCGTGTTAGGTATTGTAGCAAATTGAAATCCTGAACCCAGGCCCTCTAATGCAAAGTAATACCATGAATTATCCATAAGATCATAGTAATAGAGTCTGAACTGATCCCCCGGTCTTAAATTAATATCCTGTCTCCAGAATAGATCTACCTGACTATATGAACTAAAGTCATAAATAGGAGATTCAAAAGCATACCACACATTACCTAGATAAGATCCTGATAGATTATAGCACAACATCCCGTTGTCTGATCCTGTATTGCCTCCGGGTGATGTCCATTCTCCAGGCCCATCAAAGCTATCAAACTCCTCCAATAAAGGAAGCGGTGTCTGCCCTTCTGTATAAGAGCATAACAAAACACATAAGGAAAGTAATAAATGTCTCATAAGCGTAATAGTATCTTCTATAGTATAAGATACCAATTTAATCCCGGTAAACCAAATATTCTGTAATAGCATATGTGAGGGGTCTTTATATAAACCACCCCCGGCCTGCTCCTGAGTTGGGGCTACCCCCCACACTTGCCAGCACACGCATGCTTTTTCCTGCAGAAAAATAAAAAAGCATGCTTTTCCTACAGAAAGTTTGACACTTTCTGATCACACTGCCCTCACACTGCCCTGCACACACAAGCTCACATGCTTGTCTTGTACTTGTCAGACAAGACAACATGCTCACTTGTTCCAACACAGTCACAGACCTCCTCCTCACTTATAAGGCGCATGATCTTATCAGATCAACTGCCTTA